AACGCTGTTAAAGGCGAACTTAAGTTTTTAGAAGATAGTTATTTAACCCAAAATGATTGGTATGAAGATGATGACTTCTATTACGTAAAAAATTTTAAAGAAATAGACATGGCACCTAATGTTGCGTGGACCAGGCATGGTGATTTACAATTACCTAATTACGGAGTCTTTAAACTAGATAATGATGGCCAAGCATCAATGATGCGTCACTCAGCAACTAATCTCAAAGAATCATGGAATCCAATCACAGCGTGGATTGGAGAACAAGGTTTTGGAAGTAAGCCGGAACATGAATACGGCATTGAATTGTACGGGGACCAAGGAGCACAATCTTTAGGATTTGGTTTAGGTTCACTTGCTACATTCTTTACACCTGGTGGCGCAAGGACCGCGGTTAGTAGTGCAGTAAAAGTGCCAGGCTTATTAAATAAAGCAAAAGCAACTGCAAAGTTACCTTTTCAAGCAGCAAAAGCAACAGCTCCTAAAAATATAAATCAAGCTGCTGCGTATTCTGGTATTGCAGGAATTCCTGTAGCTGGTTACTTTGACGTTCTTGGTGAGTAATGGTTCGAAACGTATTAAACGTTGTAAAAGGAATTAGTAAAGGAATTGGTTCTTTAGATACAAGCCTTAAAGGTTTAGTAAAAAGAGTTCAAACATCTCCTAAAGATAATTCACCTCTTTTTCCATACATAACAAATGAAAAAGAATTAGAATATAAAGTTTTTCTTGGTAGAGGAGAGAAACCAGGAAAGCTTACACGTAAACAAAACGATATATATCTTGATCAACATTTCGCAAAAGTAAACGAAGATCCTAATTTTGGACAATTTGCCATGGATGTTATAAGACAACCAGTAGATTCAAAAAAACTTCAAGTAGGTAAAACATCCCAAGAAGTTGATCACATGCCTGTCACTCTTAGTAGAATTAATAAATTTGGAGCAGATGAAGTAAGTGAAGATAAAGTTCAAAGCGCTTTTGCTCGATCACATAATCAAGGTAGAAAAAATCTTACAACAATACTTAAAGTTAAAAATAATCCTAACGAAGAAGCATTACCAAAACTAAAAGGTAGATTTGAAAATTTTGATCACAAATTAATGATGACAGAAGGTGAAAAAATAGCTGCAGGTATACCGGCAATAAGGGTAAAAAAGTCTGGTCTTAAAAGAACTACGGATCCTCTTTTAAGAGAAAAATTTAATCCAAAAAATGAAGCTGAAATGACAGTGTTAACTAATCAAGCACGTGGTTTACATTATAAAGATCCAGAAAACTTTCTTACTAAATTAAATGCAGAAGATCCAGAAATAATGGATAATTTATCATCTGCTGTAAAAAAATATTCTAGTGGTGTAGATGATTTAATAGAAGAGAAAAAAAGAATTACAGATAATAAATCTAAACTTGGTAAAAAATTATATGCAATAGCTGCAAAATATTTTCCTAATACACCCACAAATAAATTAAGAGAAAAATTACTTGACTTTGCACACATCTTTCCTTTTTCAGAAACAAGTAAAGTAAATAGAAAAAGCCTTTTTTTAGATATTGGTGGATCTGGAGAAGCAATGTATCTTTCTCCTTCTGCGGTAAACCAAAACATTCAAAGATCATTAGAAGCTGCAATAAAAAATATTTCAACCGGATTACGTGCTAAACCTAACCAAGCATTAAAAAATGAATTAGATAGATTAGAAAATTTATTAAAAAAAGTAAAAGCTCTTAGTATTCTTACATTAGAAGGGCAAAGCCCTAAAGCTTTTGGGTATGGTGTAAAAGGTGATAAATTTAAAATTCCTCGTTTTAAAGATGAAGAATACGAAGAGTTATTTGAATATCTTTTAGAAGCACAACCAGATGCAGAAGCTGCAAAGTTAATAAGATCACAAGGCCTGTATAAGTATCCTTACGCAGCGTCTAAATATAAACATCCTTATTTAGGAGTTTTAGTTAAAGATGGTGGCTTGATTGATACAGATTTAGATGATACAAGCACTACTATGGAAGACTTACCATTATTAGATCCTCAGGAAAGTATTGAAAGACAAAAGTTTAATGTAGGTGGATTTGCTGCCTTGTTTGGAACCATGTCTAAAGTACCGAAAGCCGTGGCCCGCGTTGGTGATATGATTAAATCAACAGGCAAGGCAGAAAAAGCAACAGACGTTGCTGTCGCGCAAGCAGTTGAAGATAAACCAGCAATGTTTCTTTCCACAGTTGATGAGATAGAAAAAATGCCTGATGTAAAAATGGGTGCACAACAATGGCTTGGAACAATTAAAAATAAACCTGGTGTGTCAGCAACAGAACTTGATGAGTTTGGTTTAGAAGCATTACTAAATAATATTGCAAAAGCAGATCCGAAAAGAAAGTTATCAAAGACCGAGCTCCTTGAAACTTACAACAAAGAGATGCCGAAAATTGATATGGATATTGCGATGGCAGCACCTGTGGAACGTGGAGCAAAAGATTTAGTTAATATGTTAACAAAGGTAGGTGAAACAGATGCTCAAAACTTAAATGTAATGTCTAATAACCCACGTTTATTAACCGCATTACATCAACCTCCTCAAGATGCAACAGGAATGAAAGTTCGTGAACATCTTTTAAATGTAATGAAAGGTCAAAGTATAGATGACGTAAATTTATTAAGCGTTAGATATGGAGGTCAAAATGTTGATCTTAACACTGGTGAAAAATTTAAATCAATGTGGGAACAAAGTTTTCCTGCAATGTATCACGGCGCTAATGATATTATAAAAAAAGACCACATTAATGTTTTAAAAAATTTAGTACCTCAAGAAGATATAGTAAAATTAGCAACAGCTAAAAACATACCAGAAGAAGAAGCTTTTAATCAATTATACCAAGCATTAAATATTTTTGATAGACAAGTAATGACAGCTGATGTTCCAATTCCTTTTTGGACTAAGAAGTTATTATACCGTTTAGGTGATATGAGTGAAGGTAGAGGATTCTTTTTTAAAAGTAAAAAATCACCAGCACATGATGGTGCACAATTTGTTCCAGGTGGATCTGGATACGGCGAATTAAAATTTTTTTTTAACTTTGATAATGGCTCTGTAAGAGCTGGAGAAAAGGTATATGAATCTGGACACTTTAGTGGGGAAAAATTTGGAAGAGGACCTTTAACTGATAGTGGTAATGCGCCATTTGGATGGGGTCGATTTAGTGAAAGAATTGATGAAAATGGAAGAAAAATACTACTTATGGAAGAAATACAGTCTGATTTACATCAAAATGTTGCTCAAAAAGGGTATAAGTACGCACCAAGGCTTGATAAAAGCAATGTTTTAGCCGAAATGAGTGATTTTGCGGCGCAATTAGACAAAAAAATGCAAACTTTGGAGTCAACAAGGCTTAGAAAAGACAATATTATGCAATTACCACGTGTAGAACGTGAATTACCGGAAAATGTAGCAGAATTAAGGAATATTGAACGCGCTATGAAGAAATTAGTAACTGATGTTAAAAATTTAAAGAAAAAAGTGGAAGAACAAACAACAGCTACAGGTACAAGTGGTCAAGTTCACCCAGACGCGCCATTTAAAAAGTCTGAAAACTACGCAAAAGTGTTTTTACAAGGATTAATGAAGATGGCAGCAGATAAAGGTTATGATGGAATAGGATTATCTACTGGAAAGATGAAAAAAGCACATGGTGGAATACCTAAAGGTGGAGATAAGTTTTATGATGAGATAGGAGTAAAAGCGATGAAAAGAATTGCTAAAAAGAGTGGATTTAAATTTTCTGATACAACAATAGTTGACGGAAACGGATTTACATGGGAAAAGATTCCATTAATTGAAATGCGTGATATAAACACAGGACAACGTATTCCTGGTCAATCAACTATCCCAGTTTATAGTAAAGGTGGATTTGTTAAACAAAATATGGTAAGAGGATCAAATGGCTATTAAATCAAGAATGCCTTCTGCTGGTTCAATAGAAAAAGCAATTGAAGCATTAACAGACGGTTTAGAAATTGCAGGTGGTAATGGTGTTGAAGTTGAAAAAACAGTAGATTTTGAACCAGACCCATCAATAAATGAATTAGAAGATGGTAGTGTAGAAGTAAGCACGGATGGAAGCCCATTACAACCACAATTAGACCAAGCTAATATTCCTTTCAATGCAAACTTAGCAGATTATATTTCTGAAGAAGATTTAAGAAAATTATCTGATTCATGTGTTGCTTCATACGAATCAGACAAAGAATCACGAAAAGATTGGGAAGATACTTATATTAAAGGTTTAGACATGCTTGGATTTAAGTATGAAGATAGAACTCAACCTTTTGAAGGTGCAAGTGGTGTTATTCATCCTTTACTAGCAGAATCAGTTACACAATTTCAAGCACAAGCATATAAAGAATTATTACCTCCAGCTGGACCTGTTAATACAGAAATAGTTGGTGAAATTACTCCTGATGTTGAAGAACAAGCTAAAAGAGTAAAAGATTACATGAATTACATGATTACGCATGTAATGAAAGAATATGATCCAGATATGGACCAATTATTATTTTATTTACCACTTTCAGGGTCAGCATTTAAGAAAACATATTATGATGGAACATTAATGCGTCCTGTATCTAAATTTGTGTCAGGAGAAGATTGTGTGATTAATTATGGTGCGTCTTCTTTAGAAGATGCTAACAGAATTACTCACGTTACAAAAGTTGATGCTAACAGTTTACGTAAACAACAAGTAAGTGGTTTTTATAGAGATATTCCAATTGTATCAGGAAGTGTATCTACAACTAATGAAGTAAAAGAAAAAGTTGATGAATTAGAAGGAGTTTCAAAAGAAATTCCAGAAGGAGATGATTATCACACTTTATTAGAAATGCATGTAGATATGGATGTACCAGGATTTGAAGATCCGCAAGGTATTAAACTTCCTTATATAATTACTATTGATCAATACAGTAGTGAGGTTTTATCTATTCGTAGAAACTGGAGCGAACAAGATCCAGCTAAAGGAAGAATAGATTATTTCACTCATTACAAATTCCTCCCAGGATTAGGCTTCTATGGATTTGGTCTAATCCACATGCTAGGTGGATTGTCAAGAACTGCAACAAGTGTTTTGCGGCAGTTAATTGATGCAGGTACTCTTGCCAATCTTCCAGCAGGATTTAAAGCTAGAGGAATGCGTATACGTGATCATGATCAACCTTTACAACCAGGTGAGTTTAGAGATGTTGATGTCACAGGACAATCAATAAAAGAATCATTATTACCATTACCTTATAGAGAACCTTCCCAAACTTTATTTGCATTATTAGGTTTCTGCGTGGACGCAGGTAAATCTTTTGCAGCAATAGCTGATATGAAAATGGGTGAAGGTAATGAACAGAATCCAGTTGGTACTACGCTTGCATTATTAGAGCGTGGAACTAAAGTGATGAGTGCAATACATAAAAGATTACACTACGCTCAAGGAGTAGAGTTTAATTTACTTGCAAAATGCATTCAATTGTATCTTCCACCTGAATATCCTTACATGGTTAAAGGTGGGAATAGAACAATTAAAGCAAATGATTTTGATGATCGTGTTGATATACTTCCTATATCTAATCCTAATATATTCTCAATGTCACAAAGAGTTATGTTGGCACAACAGCAATTACAAATGGCAATTGCTAATCCAGCATTACATAATTTACGTGAAGCATACAGAAGAGTTTATCAAGCATTAGATGTTGATAATATAGATGCATTATTAAAACCGGATCCAGGCACACCTCCACCAAAAAGCCCTGCTATAGAAAATTCAGAAGCTATGCGTGGAACTGAACCAAAAGCTTTTCCAAAACAAAATCATAAAGCACATGTAGAAGCACATGCAGAATTTATGTTTACAAGACCTGTTCAAATTAATCCTCAATTATATGCAATGATGGAAGGACATATTTTATCACATATTGCTATTCTTGCGGCGGAACAAGTTGAAAAAGAAATGTTACCGGAAACAAAAAAATTAGAACAACAAATTCAACAGTTAAATGCGCAGGCACAACAAAATCCTGCATTACAACAACAAGTTGCACAACAAATTCAACAAATGCAAGAAATGTTTATGGTACAAAAAGAAGCAGAAATTTCTGTTGTAGAAGCAAAATTAATTAAAGATATGGCTGCTGAAGAACAACAACGAAGTGGTTTAGAAGATCAAGATCCATTAGTTAAATTAAAACAACAAGAAATTGATCTTAAAGCTGCTGAACTTATGCAAAAAACACAACAAGAAGAAACAGATACACTGATGAAGACAGCAGTTGATGCTGAAAAGCTTGACTTAGAACGTGAAAAAATGCAAAGTACCAATGAGTTAGGGGTTATGAAAGAATCTTTCGGAATGATAAAAGATCAAGAGAAAGAAACTGTAGACGAAATTAAGGAAGACCTTATAACTTTAAGAGAGGATGCAAGAAGCAGAAGTAATGAGCGAATTGCAGTAATGAAAGAGAGAGGAAAAACAAATGGTAAAAAGCAAAATAACAAAGATAGCTGAAGTAATGCAAAAAGCTGAAACTTTTGCCTTACAAGAGATTGATGGAAATGCAGATGACCAACTATTG